TCCCAGACGCTGCAGCGCTTGAGCACCTGGTGCAACAGGTCGAGTCGTGTGGCGCACGCGTCGCGTACCTGGGCACCGGCCCGAACTCGTGCATCTGGACCGAGCAGTGAGCGCCCAAGGGCCGCTGCGTGCGCAGCACACTGAAAAGTCGGTGCTCGGTGACGAGTTGCGCGAGTGGTGGCTCAAGACAGCAGCCACCGATCTTGAGGCCGTCGCGCCGAAGGCGATCGAGTACTCAAGCAGCGACCTGCTCGTGATCGGTGCGGGCATCGCGCCCTGGCTGACACCAGCACAGCAGGCCGAGGCCGCTGTCGGGTTCTACGCACTCGGCAAGGCGTCGCGCATCACTGGCGCACTGAGCGAGGGACGCGAGCCGAACATCGACTCGTGGGACGACCTCGCGATCTACGCGATGATGGGTCGCCGCATCAGGCACGCGGGTGGGTGGCCAGCATGAGAGCGGGCGTGTGCTACCTCGCGCTGCCGATGGACACGGGCGATGCGGCTGAGTGGGCGAACGAGGCACGCCAGCGACTGGCTGCCGAGGGCTGGTTCACCTACGACCCGAGCAGCGCGTGGTCTGCGATCGCTCGACCGACGAGCGAACAGGCACGCATCGTGCACGAGGCGAACGTGGCCACGATCCGCAAGTGCGACGCGCTGCTCGCGCTGTTGCCTGCCGACACTCGCTCGTTCGGTGTGCCGATCGAGGTCGCGATCGCTGTCGCTGCAGGCAAGCCCGTGGTGTTGGTCGGCCCAGGTGGGCTGGTCACCACCGCACTCGGCGTGCCGACCTGCGGCACGGTCGAGCAGGGTGTGCAGGCGCTGCTCTCGTGGGAGGCGCTGTGATCCTCGGGCCACTGCAGTACGTAGGCAACGCACCCACGCGGGCGCACCCAGGCGATGCGGGTTTCGACCTGCACGCAGTCGGGCGCTGGGTCATTCACGCTGGTGCGTGGGCCGAGATCCCGCTGGGCACGAGCGTGAAGTGTCCCGAGCACACGTGGGCTCTGCTCACTGGCCGGTCGTCCACGTTCCGCAACAGGCGACTGCTGGTCGGCCAGGGCGTGATCGACACCGGCTACACCGGCCCGCTGTTCGCTGTGGTGCGCAACCTCGGAGACACCACCGAGGTCGTCGAGGATGGCGAGCGCATCGCCCAACTCGTGCTGATGCCGAACCTGGCTGAGTCGATCGAACTCGTCCAGGTGGAGTCGCTGCCTGGCACGAGCCGAGGCAGTAACGGCTTCGGCTCAAGCGGCAGATGAAGACACGGAGCCGGGCCGCGTGGTACGCTGGCAGCGATGCCTAAGCGAGCCAACGCGAAGCCGTACGACCGGCCCGGCTTCCGTGCCATCCGAGATCGTCGAGTGAAGCGGGGCGCACTCGACGACGAGCCATGCTGCAGGTGCGGTCAGCCGATCCGCTACGACCTGCCAGGCTCGCACCCGCTCGGCCCGACCGCAGACCACCTGGTGCCGCTGGTCGAAGGTGGCGAACTGCTCGACGAGTCGATGCTGGGCGTGTCTCACCTCCGCTGCAACAGCGCCCACGGCGCTCGGCTCAACCACGAGGCCGCTCGCAAGTGGCGCGAGTCACAGGCTCGTTTTTCCGGCGACACCACGAGCCGCCCCGATACCAAGGCGTCAACCCTCTCTGCGCTCCCAGAGCACCCCGAGCCCGAGGCCACGGGAGGCCACGGGAGCCACGAGACGGCGCTGGGGGGCGCTCGCACCGGCCCAGGCGCGGCAGGGCCAGGAGGACCCCACGAGAGCCCGTACGCGGTGCAGTCCGGCCTGGCCGAGCCGCACCACGGGCCGGTCTGGGACAACCTGCGCCAGGCCGAGCCGTACCTGGCCGTGATGCCGTGGCTGCAGGCGGTCGTCGAGTCGATGCCGCCCGAGGCGGTCTGGCCGCGAGTGATGAGCGGCAAGCACCCAGATGCAGTCGGCACACTCGGTTACGAGGCGATCGAGTGGATCGAGGCTCGACGCGCTGCTGACCCTGCAGTGCCGAAGCGGGCGAAGTCGCTGCGCTGGTTCCAGCGGCTGACGCTGGTGCGGCTGCTTGAGGTCGATGCAGACGGGCTGCTGGTCTGGGAGTCGCTGCTGCTCTCGACCTCGCGCCAGATCGGCAAGTCGGTGCTGCTGCGCGAGATCGCTCTGTGGCGAGCCTCGCGGGCGGAGCACTTCGGCGAGCCGCAACTCGTGCTGCACACCGCGAAGGATCTGAACGTCTGCGAGGAGGTGCAGCGCCCGGCGCGTAGGTGGACCGAGGAGACCGGCCACAAGGTCGTGTACAGCAACGGCAAGCAGGAACTCACGTTCAACGACGGCAGCCGCTGGGCGATCCGCTCGACCACAGGCGTCTATGGCTACTCGTCGAGCACCGGCATCGTGGACGAGGCGTGGGGCGTCTCGCCTACTGTGGTGGACGACGGCATCGAGCCGACGATGGCCGAGCGCGAGCAGCCGCAGTTGCTGCTGATCTCGACTGCGCACCACGAGGCGACACCGCTGTTCCCGACTCGACGTCGTGTGGTGCTGTCGCGCCTGCTGTCGCCCGAGCCCGACGACGACCTGCTGATCGAGTGGAGCAGCGACCCGACGCGCGATGCAGCCGACATCGAGGGCTGGCGCGAGGCGTCGCCCCACTGGACTCCGCGCAGGCAGCGGGTAGTCGCGGCGAAGCACGGGCGGGCGGGCTTCGACGAGCAGTGGCGCAACGTGTGGCCCGACGCTGCAGGCGATCGCTCGTGGCTCACGGTCGCTGCGTGGTCCAACGCGCAGATCCCGGCACAGGACCTCGTCGGCGATGTCGCGGTGTCGGTCGTACCGGACTCAAAGCAGGAGTGGTTTCAGGTCGTCGCAGCCGCGCCGACCGCTGACGGCACCGTGGTCGCGGTCCACCTCGGCGCGCACAGGACGCTCGACCTGGCGCTGGGGGCGGTCAAGGAGCGGGTGTCTGTGGTAGGCTCTCGGGTAACGGTCCTGGTCCCGCGTGTCCTGCGCGGGCGTGTGACCAAGCCAGAAGGAGCGGTCGATCTCGTGATCCTCGGGTTGAGCGACCTCGCAGCCGCTGCCACCACGGCACGCGCTGCGATCAACGCAGGCTGGCTCAAGGTGCACGGTCCTGCCGAGTGGGGTGCTGCTGTGCGCACCGCTGTCGCGCGTCGCGAGGGCGACGTCTACCGGATCAGCGACAAACTGAGCCCCGGTCCGACCGAGCCCGCGTCGGCGCTGGTCGCGGCTGCCTGGTGGGCGAGTCGCAAAGACCGCCCTGTGGCGTGGGTCGTCTGATGCGCTGGCTGGGCGAGGCGCTGCAGTTGCTCGGCGCGGTCCTGGTGTGTGCGGGTGCGACTGTGCTCGCGCCCTGGCTCGGGCTGCTGGTCGCGGGCGCTGCGCTCGTGGCTGTTGGCTACCTGATCGAGGAGGGGCGCGATGGCGGGACTGGCTGAGTTGCTCGGCACGAACAACAGCCGACGAGGTCGTGTCGAGTTGGGCAGCGACTGGTCGCGTGGCCAGTTCGGCATCTGGCCCGGCCTGGTCAACGATGGCGCGGTCGGACCGCCGATCACGCGCGAGCAGGCCGAGGGTCTGCCTGGTGTGGGGCGCGGTGCGCGGCTGATGGCTGGCGTCGTGGCGCAGTTGCCGATGATCGCCTACCGTGGGCTGCTCGACCCCGATGCGCCAAACTCGCCGGTCGTGCCACAGCCGACCGTGCTGCGCAACCCAGACCCGTACGGCTTGAAGCGCAGCGGCTGGCTGGCTGCTGTGATGGGCGACCTGGTCTGGCACGGCAACGCGTTCGCATACCGAGGCGAGGAAGTGCTCGACTACCGAGGCTTCCCGCTGCGCCTGCCGCTGATCTCAGCCGAGGACGTGTTGTGGGACGACTACGAGCACGAGTGGCTCGTCGGCCCAGAGCGTGTGCCGGTCGAGGAGCCTGGCCTGCTGCACTTCCAGGTCAACGCCAAGGCCGGGTGTAAGTTGGGGCGTGGCGTGCTGGCGATGAGCCAGGACACGCTCGCACTGATCAAGGCGACCGAGCACGCGTCGCACGTCGTGATGGCCAGCGGTCGTCCGGTCGGCGTGATCAGCCTCGATGGTGACCCGACGCCGGAGCAGGCGAAGGAGTACAAGCAGGCGTTCGTCAAGGCGATGCAGGAGAGCAGCGTCGCTGCGATGTCGCGGGCCACGTTCGCCCCGGTGCAGTGGAACGCCAACGAACTCGCGCTGGTGCCGATGCGCGAGTACAACCTGCGCCTCGCGTCGGACGTGCTGAACGTGACGCCGTACCTGCTCGGCGTGCCGTCCGAGTCGCGAGTCTACTCCAACATGGAGAACGAGTGGACGACGTTCCTGCGCACCTCGCTCGGTCTGTACACCGAGGCGATCAACGACACGATGAGCACTACGCAGCCGAACGGCACCGAGGTGCGCGTAGCGACTGACGCCCTGGTGCGTGCCGACACCAAGACGCGCTGGGACGTGTACAAGGTCGCAGTCGAGATCGGCGCACTCTCGCCCGAGGAAGTGCGCAACGCCGAGAGCATGGCACCGCTCGGCGACACAGGTGGTCTGCAGTCAGTAACCGAGGAGGACGCATGACGCAGCAGGGAACGTCCGAGTTCACAGCCACGGTCGATGCCGTCGATGAGGAGGCTGGCACGATCACAGGCATCGCGGTGCGCTACGGCATCGAGGTGCCACGCGGTGGTCGCTACTTCGAAGTGGTGCAGCCCGGTGCGTTCGCGCGTCAGGTCGCAGACCCGGCTCGAGTGTCGGTGTTGTGGCAGCACGACAGCGACTCACCGATCGGTCGTGCCTCTGCGCTCGACGACAACGAGGAGCGGCTCGCGTTCGTCGCCAAGATCTCGCAGAACGCCGACGTGCCAGATGCACGCAAGGCGCTCGCGTTGCTGCGTGAGGGCATCGTGGACGAGATCAGCGTCGGGTTCCAGTGGCAGAAGTGGAGCGAGCAGCGCACCGACGACAAGACCACGATCCTGCACGAGCGTGCACGCCTGCGCGAGTTCAGCGTCGTGACCTTCGGTGCGCTCGGCCGCGAGGCTCGCGTGCTGACTGTCGCGGCCGACCAGGGCGGGCTCGACGTCGCGCTGTACCGGGCGAAGTTCGGTGCTCTAGGCTCGTGAGCCGAGGCGTGGTACGATGGCCTAGTTGGAGGCTCCCGCCGAGCCGCTGCTGGTCCCGCCTTTCGAGGTCCCGCCAGCGCAGCGCAGGTCCCGGCCCACGTTCACCCGTTCGTTACTAGGTGACCAAGGAGGCCACCCCCCATGAGTAAGCGACTGATCGAGCGACTCCGCGCCGACCGCGACGAGATCCGCGCCACTGCCGACACCGTCCTGGCCAAGGCCGACGCTGACGGCGTCCTCGCACCCGAAGACCAGACCAACCTCGACTCGCTGCTCGCCGACGCGTCTGCGCTTGACGCTCGCATCGGTGCGCTGGTGAAGACCGAGACCGAGCGCATGACGCAGGACGCGATCGAGGCGAAGTTCGACCTCGCGAAGTCCGAGCGTGCTGCCGCCCTCGGTGGCTCGGGCAGCGAGGCCACCTCGATGTCCGAGACCTTCGTGAAGTCAGACCAGTTCGCCGCGTTCGCGGCCAACCCGGCTGGCACGTCCTCGCCGGTCGAGGTGCGGAGCACGAAGTTCGGGCGCATCAACACGATCGATGGCGATGGCAGCCCGCTGCCGCCCCGCTCGCGCATCCGCGACGCTGCGCTGCCGACGTACACCACGCCGCTGCTCGACGTCTTCGGGTACGAGCCGGTCGGCAGCAACAACGTCGAGTGGATCGAGTGGCCTGCGGTCGTGCCGGAGGCGGGCGTCGTCGCTGAGGGTTCTGTCAAGCCCGAAGCATCCTACGACCCGGTCCTGCGTGAGGGCACGCTCGACAAGTACGCGCACCACGTCCCGCTCTCGCGCGAAGCGCTGCAGGACATCCCGCGCGTGCAGTCCGTCGTCGAGAACGCGCTGATGCGGGGCGTCTACCGCAAGGCCGAGAACGCTGCAGCCGCAGCGCTCATCGCGGCGACGCTGCCCACCGCCGAGCACGACTCGCTCCTTGAGGCGATCCGCGTCGGCCTGGCGCAGAACCAGTCGGACGGATGGTCGCCCGACGCCGTCGTGCTCAACCCGTTCGACTACGCCGAGATCGACATCGACCTGCTGACCAAGACGCTCAACGGCGCTCGCGCCGAGTCGCCGGTCTGGGGTCTGCGCGTCGTTCCCGCCCCGGCTGTCGCCCCTGGCACCGCATACGTGGGCGACTTCGCCTCGGGTGCGACGCTGCTCGACCGCCAGGTGACGTCGCTGTTCATGACGGACAGCCACGCGAGCGAGTTCACCAGCAACATCGTGCGCATCCTCGCCGAGGCTCGCATGAAGCCGCTGATCACTCGCCCCGAGGCGATCGTCGAGTGCACGGTCGTCACGCCGTAGTCGGCTGACGCGACAGGAGGTACGGCAGGATGGCTGCAACCGGCCCGCTCGTGGACATCGACGAACTGCGCGATGCGCTGAACGTCGGACTCGACGAGGTAAGCGACGAGGCGCTGCAACGCGTCGCCGACGCTACGGATGGAGCCATTCTGCCGCACCTCCGCGACGGTGCGTACGAGAACAACGCCGCAGTGCGCGAGGCAGCGATCGCTGTCGCCGTGCAGATCTGGCAAGCCAGGCACGCGCCTGGTGGGCAGATGGTCGGCATCGACCTCGCACCACAACTCACACCGCACCTGCTCGGCATTGGGCTGCTGCACCGAGTGCGCGGGCTCATCGGCCCGTACACTGCGTTTGGTGGGGCGGTCGTCGGGTGAACCCAGCAACCGAAGCACGGCAGGCACTCGCGTCTGCGCTGCAGGCGATCGACGGCGTGACCGTGCATGCGGTCTGGCCACAAGGCGCAGTCACTCCGCCGATGGCGGTGATCCGTCCTCGCGAGCCGTGGCTGCGTCCGATCACGCTGAGCAAGACCGAGGTGAACGTCTTCGTCGAGGTCGCAGTCAAGGCG